CGCCGGTACTGGTCCTGATGAACTGCATACCACCGACAGTTTCCACACCAGCCGGTTCTGGCAAAGGCGCTAACTGAGAGAGCGCACCAGTAGGCTGCTGGAGTAGGTTGTAACCGCCCTGACTAACTACTCCAGGCTCGAACTCGCGACCAAGGTACTGGATACTGCCATCCGGTTGGGTTATGTACCTACGCCCGGAGGAATCGGTCTGGATATTAGCCTGCTGCCTAGGATCGGGTGCGAACTGGATACTGCCATCGGGTTGTCGGATAATATTACGTTGAGTGATAGGGTCGAATTCTATCTTGCCTTCGCCCCGAACATCTGCTGCTTTCGCTTCTGGTATCCGTTCATAATCCCCGTCAGGTTGCTGAAAGTATTGCTGTCCTCCGATATCAACTGCTTGAGGGGTGCCGTCAGTCCCTGTCAGTGGAGCATCAGTGAACTTCAGGTCATTCATCTTGGCGTAAGCAAGGAACTGCTTGATCGCCTCAGTGTCCTGTATTTGGTTATACCCTGTTACTGTAAATTTACCGTCTATCTCTTCTAATATAGGTGAAGTGATATCATCCTTCATCGGAGGCCATTTAGCATTGGACTTATTCAACCAAGTCCGGTAGGCATCCGCGATACGCTGACCCTGACCTTGACCTTGACCTTGACCTTGTAGATCTGTTTGCAAGTCTTCTATAGACGGAAGAGATGCAAGCATCTCTCCTCGAGACATGGAACTAGTAAATCCATCATCTTCATAATGAAAAACCTGATTCACCCCAGACCCAGATACCCTAGTAATCCCACTCTGGTTGAAATATCTCTGGTATCCAGGCTCTAAAGGTTGCCATATATCTCGATCTGATTTGTATTGATACCAGACACCATTATCGACAGCTATATCTCCTTCTTGTCCACTTGACGGTAATGCCATATCAGTACCTCTTTAACGGTAACGTGTCTGGGGTTGTCTCTGGAGTTGCTTCTGGGGTAGGTGCAGGGGTCATGGGTAGGTCGTCACCGATGATCCGCATGACCTCTTCCATGCCGTTATCGTCGATGAACTTCTTCCGTTGCTCCGGGGACATGGCCTGTAGGTCGTTCTTGGCCTTCTGTCTGGTCACGCTCTTCTTGCCCAGAGGGATACCGTCCTTGGCTGTACGCCTTCTGGTATCTAGTTCTCCAGCTAGACCTTCTACCACCTTGGTCAGGAAGCTAGTCTTCTCTTCGGCCATATTACCCCGCTAGTTGTGTTCCCCTGCGGTCAGGGTTGAACACGGCTGGTGTTAGCGCGTTATTAAGTTCCTGCACCCCACTACCGGCCTGGTTGCCGTTCTGGGGTTGCATACCGGCCAGGGGATTCCCGCCACCCTGCGGACCACCCATCGGACCCATCGGGGCACCCTGGCCGGGGACTGCTGCTGCAGCCTGGTCTTGCATCTCCTGAAGCATCTGTGCGATGCCCTCTTCTCTAGCTACATAATCGGCAAGTATCTTCATCACCTCGGGCTGGGAGAGTACTTGTTCTCTGGTGATGCGTCCTTCCTCGCCGGTTGCGTCTTCCAATCGTGCGTCGGCACTCCAATAAGTCTGTTTGGACTTGAGTCCTTGCTGCACTTCACGCAGACCCATCTCCCGGTTCTGCATCTGAAGTACCGGATCTATAACCTCGAACTTTACATTCACAGAATAATCGCCTTCGAGGTCAGATGGTCTGATCGATTTCCCCTCTACCCGTAGATCTAAGTCAAGGACATCGATAAGTTGCAGTATATGACTGGTAGAAACACTAGCTAGGTGCTGTAATTGCACTGCCGGGGCAACGAACTTCCTGTCGGCGCTGGTACTGAGTATCGCTTGTTGTCCGACGGTACTTACTCCCTGGTCGCGGATGCCTGCAACGGACCTGCTGTACGTTCCCATGTCCAGATCACGGTCTATCCACTGCTCTGACTCGAACATCCAGCGCGGGAGCTGTTGCATCTCCATCCTGAAGTACTCACCACGCTGTCCTTCGAGGATATCTCCGCGTGCTAACTGCTGTTGCAGTTCAGCCGCATCTCCAGTCGTGACCATCGGGTTAAAAGCCGCGTCTATGACTGCGTTATGTCTAGCTGATGACTCTTGTGCCTGGGCCAGGAGGTCTTCCATAGCGTGATCGAGCAGCCCAACCGCCATGTAAGAGGGGTCGATGTCCTCCAATCTTGTCGGTTCACTGCCATAACCCGCAAATGCGTGCGAAAAAGGCACAAAACCCCACGTATTCGGCTCTACGAATAACTGGTCACCGTTATAAGTGAACATACCGTGCCAATTCTCGGACCAATATTCGTCCGTAAGCACCATTTCCTGGGGGTTATCCCGCTCGAATACCTCAACTTCTACGTCCCGGCCCTTCCGTCGTCCCTGGGAACGCGCATAAGTCAGGTCATATAGGTCACCCGCCAACCTATAAGTATGCTTTATAGCCATATTCGGGCGTTTTCTGGTCGGGTCCATCAGGACACGGGCTGGATGTGGTGTTCTGGTGCGGAATGGGATCATAGAACGCCGGACGTTCTCCCATAGTTTGACCCTGGTATCGTAGTCTTCGGTAGCTTCGCCCCGTCTTTTGGAGGGTTTGTCCCTTCTTTTATTCATGACGGTGCCGTCCAGGCCGTCTTCAACCACTGCATACCCGTAGAGCATCAGGTGTTTAGCGGCTTGTTTCCACGGAAGTGACGTTTCTTCCAATGCAACATGTTGCAATATAGCCCGGATAGCGGGTTCGACCTTGTCAGCTTTAGCCCGATGCTCTTCACCCTGCCCGACTGGCTCTCTATGAATGGTCGGTTCGTGGGCAAGTTGTCTATCTACAGCATGGTCGATGATACTTCTAGCCCTCATGGGGCGATACCAACCGGGTCTATCCAGCCCGTCGGGCCAGATCTGAAACGTCCGATTGTAATATGTATCTATCTGGTCCCATTTACTGTGGCAGTTAGACCACAGGTCTTGAAGTTGTTTCCGGGCCTTGGCTACGTACTCAACCGTCGGCTTGATATCTTGGGGCATTTCACCACCGCCTGCCGGATATAGTCTGCATTATACTACCCCAGGTGCCATGCGGGTTGCTATGCCTATCACCTGTCCCTGAAGAACTAGATGTAAGTGTTCTAGAGGCTAATCTAGCGTGTGACCGCATCTGCCAGGCGATGCCGACAGCCATAGGATAGTCGTCGTGACCGCCGGAACGGGCCTCGATACGCACCCGTCCCTCTCTTCTTTCCCGGTATATGACCTCGAAGAACTGTGCAAGTCCATCCTCACTGAAGATCGTGAGCTGTCCAGTCTCGATGGCCTCTCTGAGGTCACCCCACAGTAGGTTCCTTGACCTCTCGTCGGTATGCCAGCCCACCTTATTCCCGTCGTCCCGGTAATAAAGATGTCTATACCGCATCGCCTGGGCCGTTTTGATAGCCAATATCCCCCATTCGTTGTCTTCGATCGCCCAGATGGGGTTTCTGTACCTTTCCAGGAGTTCCATGCTTGCGATGGCTAGTTGATCTGGCGGAACACTATTCGTTTTAATGTCAGCGACCACCGCTCCGGTATTCATATGCATGATGACGGTCACACCGTCGTCACCATTTCCCCCCACACCATGAGAAGGGTCGGTCCCAGCCATGTATCTCTGGTTAGGTAATGCGATGAAGTCCTGATAGATATTCGCCGTAGTCACCCCAACGGGTATCTGCATGATGGGGGGCTTAGTTTGACCCTGGAGTGCGGTCAACCTGGTCAGATTGAAGGCTGCGATACCCGCTGCTGGCGCGAAAGCCTCGGCCTCAGTCTCCGAATGCTCCTTCTGAAATAAAGCCTGATCGACATACTCCGCCTTGGTCTTCTGATACCACGCGTCGTCCCGCTCCGGTCTAGCCCTCCACCCGAAATACAACTTCGTGAAACCGTTCACAGGCGCTAACTTATAAAGGTCCTGGAACAGACTCCTCGATTTCTGTGGATTAACGGTACTCGTCAGTATCAGATACCCGTCATTGTCGTCCAAACCCGGCTTCACCGCGTTATAAGCCGCATCCAGATACTCATGGAAGTCAGCCTCGTCCATGACAACGAGCGTCGGGTTCAAACCACGACCAGCAGACTCCGTACTAGGAAGCGTCAGTATCCTACCTCCATTAGCAAAACTCATCTGCTCCCTGTTATTCGGGAATTCCGTCCCCTCTCCCAACGGTTCTTTCAACCCTTCCGGCAAGTTCTTGTAAGTATTCCGACTCTTTGCCAAGAACTCCCACGCGTCCCTCTCACCCTTACTGAAATACAACACCAAAGCCTGGGGCGTGAACATCGCGTGCCACAAACCAAAAGCCGACAGATTGGTCGTAATACCTATCTGCCGACTCTTCGCCAATACCACCCTCTTACTCTCAGACAAGACCCGGTTCAATGTCTTGATATGCTCCCATTCCAACAACGGGACCATACCCTCCCCACTCTCCGAGATCTTCACAAAAGGAACGAACCGCTCATAAGAACGCCTCGCCCTCTCATATCCAGCCAATACCGCTACCTGAGCCTTCTCCTCCTCACTCAACCCCAACGCAGCTAGATCGATATCAACCATACTTCGTTACTC